TTCATATTTGCTTGTTCTATCAACGCATCTGCATCGTTGGGGTCCATTCCCATCCTTGTTACTAATTCTGTTCTTAGGGCGTCTTCTGTTAGGTTTTTACCTGCGTTTAACAAATTCATGGTTGCAGTTGATAATAAATCCCAAACATCGTAAGCAATGTCTTTGTAAGGATCTCCGCTTGGGGTTTGATCAAAACCGCCCACTTCTATTTGAGGACCGCTCGTAGAGGCGCTTGCTGTAAGATAATCAGGTGTGATCCCAGCTATTTGACCATAATCTATATCGTCACCAGAAATTGTTTCAGCCACTTCGGGAGGTAAAACGCTTGTGTCTATCTCTGGAAGAAAGCTGCCCAAATAATCATCACCCGTTACACCTGCTTGAGATCCTCCGTAAGTTTCTATAATTGCATTCATTACCTCTTCATCGCTAACATCCTTACTTCCGAATATGTTTGCTCCTGGTAAAACCGATGTTATTCCTTCAGACATTAGCCAGACCCCCATATTGGTTTAGGCGCACCTTCGCCGCCGAAACCTCCGTGTTTTATATAATATTCTTTCATTTCTGCAAAATTCATTGGTTTACCACCGCTGTCGGCCGCGCTTTGAGGAGGGTTTGCGGCAACTCTTTCAAAAGCATCATAAGCACCGCGCCCAAATCCCATATCTTCTTTTTGTCTAACGTAATCTTGAACAGATGGCATATCTCCATATTGTTTTAACAATCTTGCTAATGCTCTTTTTTCTTTTCTAATCATGCGCATAGTTTTCCCTAATGAGCCACCAGCGCCTTTACCGCTTCTCCACCAATCACCGCCATATCCAGGGTGTCTACCTATACCAGTGCCTATTCTCATTAAAGCTCCAGCGCCTGTCGTGCCTGCTTTTTGTTTTTGAGCAAAAGTAAGAGTGTCTTCTGCCGCGTCTTTTTGATCCTTTTTATCCCATGGATTGGTTAATTTTTGTGTTTTTTGCTTCTTATGTAGTTGTGTAAGCTGCATAAAACCCGGAAAAAAAGTATTTGCAATGGCAACAGGAGCATAATCGATAAGCGATTTTACAAAATCTCCACCTGCGCTTCCACCCTTATTCATATTCACAATGCCGCCATGAGCCATTCTATTGTTTTCGGATTGACGCAAAAGAACTTCCAACCCACCTGGAGTCGGAGTTACGCCTAATTGTTCTGCAATCTCTTCTCTCATTTTCGCATCACATAAGTTTGCGAAGATCCCACGAACCGAGAATCTCTACATTATAGCTATGAATTAGTTTATAAATCAATGGATATTGCTCCATTGGTGATCACCGATAACGAACCAACTGCTCCCGTCGCACTCACGCCACGAGTTGTTCCTGAATAAACATCGTACCATTTGGCACCATCGTAGACCTGTAAGCTCTTGGCATTAAGGTTCCAGATCACATCGCCAGGATTGAATTTATGTTGAGACAGCGTGGTTAGCGTGTATTGAGGTGTAGCTGTCGGATCAAACGAGCCAAGGTTTAATTCCAGCACACGAACCAAACGGTTGTAAATATCTGCTGAAACCTCTCCTTGGGCGTTAGGAAGCCTCGTTTCCAGCAGTTTTGCCATTAACGCCTACCGTTAGGCCTAATTTCCATACGAGTGGCTCCTACACGAAATCCTAACCCTTCTCTTAATCCAGTAGAATTGTCATCGTCTGACTCAAAACGCAACACAATCTCTCTGGCTCTGGTGCGAGTGTTGATTTTTGTGGTTGACGACGTGACTGCGGTAGTCGATGCAGTGCTCAAACTCTCTGCCGGCCAGTTGCGTTTCTTCAAAATAACATTCATAGCGGCGTCGCTATTGGATCCAGTAAATTTAATGTCTGGGATAATTCGATTGACAAAGCTGTAATAATCGCCTTCTTCAATATCCATTGTGCTCGATTCGATGTAGACATTATCCATTGGCGATCCATCGGCATCGTTGCCGGTTTCATGCTTATATAAATAGTTATTGGTATCGGTTCCAGTCGCTCTTGGATAATCCTCAACACCTTCGTCTAACCAAGCGTGTCGAGCCAGTTGTCCAATAGACCAGGTCTTTTCAATGTAATTGTAGACCACATAGCGATCGATTTCGGTACTGCCGCTTGAGCAATAATACCAACCCACCTCGTTAAACGCCTTGTTCAAAAAGCCGAACACCTTATAGGCTTGGGTAATGTTTAAATCGCTAAACACATAATCGTGGACTGAAGACGGCAACGCTGCTACCGCACCGTTATAGAAATAAAACCCCTTCATATCCATCCAAAACACGCCATCGGGTGCATTAACTGATGCTTTGGGTCCAATTAAACCAACGCCCTCATTAACTAGATTGGTGCTGAAAGTATACGGTGAACCAACAAACGTCATTGAATACAGTGAATTGTCCGTCCAGATCAATGTTTCTTGTCTAGCCCTTAACCCGCCGACAATCGAAGACCCGGACGATAACCTAAAAGAGCCGGACGTGTTGGTTAGTTTCGGTTCCCATTCGGCTGCGTTTTCCTGATCCGACCAACAAATAAACATCGGATCAATGGCTCCCGTTCGAGCCGTACCTCCATCGTTTAAGGGGTCAGCCCCCAAACAAATAACGTGCCGATCAATGTCACTGACCAGTGTTTGTAGAGCCAAGGTGGGCGGAAGATTGGCGCCACTTAAATCGCTTAATGCGACGGCTCGATCCGAACCTAGGGTTTTTGCGCTCATGTCCCAATAATAAATACCTCCTGCACGCACATTCATGATGAGATCCTCGCCGAAATTATCGTGCGTCCACAATCTTAATTGATTTACAGCAGACAATGCACTAACCGACCCAAAAGTTCCACCACCCCAAGTACCTGCGCCCCAACCAGAGCCGGGGACATAATCGTCAATACCAACATTAATCTGATAAGCGCCAACCACGCTAGAGCCACCGTTGCCACTATCGCTACTGTTAGCTGTTACGGTGTCCCCGTCGGTGTCTTTGGCTTCAATGGTGTAGCTGTTTGTGTTAACAATGGTCGCAATTTGATACTCTTGGTTTAAAACATTAGCAGTGATAAGCCCCCCTAAAGTAGCGGCACCACTAAAAGTAACAAAATCATTTTTAACAGCGCCGTGACTAGAATCAGTAACGGTAATGGTGGCATCGCCATTGGTGGCTGAAAAGGTTACATCGCCAGCTGATGTTGTAGTTCTTATTGGCGTGATGTCATTATAGGTGGTTCCCGATAAAATATAATATTTCAAGGTGGTTCCCAAACCTAAAAACTTGGTGGTGTCCAGGTCAACCCAAGCATGCAATGCTCGACACAGGCCTAAGAAAGAACTAGAAATATCTTTGGTCCAACCACCTATTTTTTCAGGCAAACCTTTACGAAAGCGAACCAAGTTCGCGTCGTACCAGCCGCCTTCATTACTGTAATCGGTTCCCTCTCGGTTAATACCTGGCCTTAATATGTATTTGGATAGCGGCATTATTCCTCTTCTTCCTCGTCTAGTTCCTTGTAGTATCCCACTATATGAAGAATTTGCTCTAAATATCGGGTAATTTCGCCCATTGTCATTGATAAATTCTCATATCCTTGGCTCGTTAGCCCATAATACGCGACTCTTGGTTCTTCTCCAGCTTCCACTGCGTCTAAATATTCTTGCATAACATCGGGAGACAGTATTCGCCATTCAATCGGAGCGGAATTAATTTCTTCAGGTAAAGGCGGGTGATATATCGGTGGGCGTTCAGCCACCGTAACTACTTCTACAGGCTTAACCTGTGGTTGACCAGCTTGCCTGTCTCCAAATAAAGAGAACGAAGAGCAACCATTAATTAGTAGTAGCGGTATTATCAGTAATTTTTTCATCGAATTGGTCTGGATTGGTTATTGTCGTTAGGTTTTCTACCACTCTAGCTGAAGCGCGGTTTACTTTACCTTCTAGCACCTCTGGTTCAGTCATTGCCATGCCTTCCAAATTGAAGTTAGCAAACTTATTTCTAAGCTTAGTCACCTGGGCTTGGCTTTGAGTGTACTGAGTATTGAGACTTTGTATCTGTTGTGCGGTCTTTTTGGCTTGTTCCAGCGCCTTTTTGATCTGTTCGTTTTGATCTTGAATAGTGCGCTCCAAAACAGCTTGATTGTTAATAGCTGTTTGTAATTCTACTTTTGCCTTGTCCAGTTTTGTCATCAACACAATGTTGACACAAATAGACACAAGCAAAAGACCGCCAACTGCTGCTAAAGCTTTCACTTATCTTTTTTGGGCTTTATTGCAACTGTAGTATAAGCTTCGTTGATGTCAGGGGTTGATTTATCATCACCGACATATTTGCCATCTTCATCTCTGGTGCGAATTTTTTTCTCTTCGTATCCAAGAAACGTGGTTTTAAACCAAGTGCTTAATCCAATAGCCATATTAACCTCCTTTTTTTCTGCTAAATGATCTATTTTTCCTTTTCGGAACAATCCTTAAATTACTTTTTTTACTGTTGCGAGGGTTTCCATCAACATGGTGGACATCCATTCCATCGCCCGTTCTAACTCTTCCTTGTTTTTTTAATTCATTTCTGCTTTTGTTTCTTGCTGCTCTATTTAGTTTTTGTTCTGGTCTTGAGTGATAATTTTTATATTCGCTGGCATAATCTCTTTTTTTCTTTTTAGGCATTAATCTTTATCACCCTTAAAGCTTTTAGAAGAACCAGAAGTTCCTGCGTATAGGCCGAACCAAGCTGCACCTGCGCCCACAATTACAGAGATTAACCCTGATTGTTCAAACGTGGGATTGGGTAAATCCATAAACCACATAACCGTATAATAAAGCAAAATAATATAAACAGTTAAAAATGCTCTTGGAAATATCCTCCAGGAATCCACCGCTTGTGCTATAAAAATAACTTTTTGATACGGATTATTATTTTTAACATCTTCTAGTTCTCTGATTTTATCTTTAAGCTCACCAATCTCTTGTATCATGGCCATGAACTTGTTGAGGTCCATCTCAACCTCATTACGATCCATATCGCCTCCGAACCGACCACTTGGATAATTATCATTCATAATTCACCTATACTGTATAAACATCTAAGGCATCTGCTTTGCCCTTAACGTTAATGGTTGTTATTAATTCTAACTTAAATTTTGTAAATTGAGCAGTATTTTTGCCGATCAACAAATCAACCCCTACTTCTTTAGTAGCCGATTCAAGCCGTGCTGCCGTGTTAACCGCATCACCAATTGCCGTATAGTCAAAGCGACTGTCACTGCCCATATTGCCAATCACTGCCTCACCTGAATTAATACCAATACCAATAGCTACCGGGGGCAAGCCCTTCTCTTTTAGGTCTTTGTTTAGCTCTTCCATGTTTTTCATAATATCCAAAGCACAATTAATTGCTAAATTCTCATGGGCGGGTTGATCCAAAGGCGCGTTAAATATCGCCATCATCGCATCGCCTATGTATTTATCGACCATGCCTTCGTATTTTTGCACTGATTTTTGCTGTGCGGTCAACGCCCGATTCATAATGTAGGTCACATCTTCTGGTGGTAGTGATTCAGACATGGAGGTAAAACCTCTAACATCGGTGAACAAGTAGGTTGCATACCTTTTCTCCCCGCCCAATTTGAGCAGTTCTGGGTTGTCTTGTAATTTTTTAACCTGTCTAGGGTCTAAATAATGCTCAAACTGCTTTTTAATCTGCTGTCTAAGTTTGTATTGCTCTCTAAAATTCAAATAAAACGCAATGGAACCGGTAATAAAACCAGAGATTAACGACCAAGTAACATCGATTAATAAATTGGACTGGATAAAATAAACGCCCAAATATGCGATTAGAGCGTTTGTAAGCAAAAAGAATACCAAACCCCATGTCACACCAAAGAAGTTTAAGAAAACCCAAACCAGAACCGTTGTGGCTAGGTATATGCCTATCTCTGCCAGTAAAGCGTAGTCAGGAATAAAAGGACTATCTTCTATTAAAATGCTTTCAGACAAAGCCGTTTGTATTTTATGAGGCTCTAAAAGCCCGGAAGGTGTGGCGACTTGCGGCATCACCCCTTTGGCAGTTACACCAACAAAGATGAAGCGATTCTTAATCAGTTCTGTGTTTTTAATATCGATTAAAGAAAATTGCGGTGTATCGACCCAACTGATCCATTTTCTGCCCAGGGTATCAGTCTTAACTGGCGGCAGGCCCTTAACTCTAATCTCTTGTATACCTGCTTCTGAAGTTTTTATTAGGTAGGTGTCCGCACCAGCTAAAACTTTTAGAACCTCTGTGCCGTAGGCAGAAACCCAACCGTCAGGGGTTCTTAGTAATAATGGCATACGCCTTACCAATTGGTCAACTTCTGTTGGAGCAACAGCTATCCCCTGGTAAGCCGCTTCACGAAGTAAGGGGATGTTTTGTACCACTCCTTTAGCTTTAAACCCACCGTGATCCTGGCCTAGAATAACTGTGCCTGTGGTCATGGGGTAAGTGCCGTTGTCGTTTTCAAACGTTGCTAACACACTTGGGGCAGACGCAAGACTTTTGGCAAAGTCTAAATCACCGCCAAATCGATCGTTCTGTGGAAAGCTAATGACCCAACCAACACCTAACGCGCCTTTTGATATAAGATCCTTTTGTATCTCGGCTAATCGTTTTCTAGGAAAGGGGTAGCCGCCTTCTGCTTCAACATCTTCTTCAGTAATATTTAATATAGAAAAATACCCAGAAGGCTCCTGTTCTTTTACAAATGTATCAAAAGTCCTAAGCTTTAATATTTGAAGCGGGGTCCATTGTTGGACTAAAGGTATGCCCAATAAGACAACAATAGCCAATAATTGAAAAAATCTAGTCACCTTGATTGATGGTTACGGTTTTATTACAGTTTGTAGAACAATTATAATTAACCGTAATACTTTTATTGGTTGTTCCAGACTGGCTGGCAGTCACATTATAATCATCGGTGTAGAAGTTGAGTTTCATGTAATGATCGCCACTACCCGTTTGAGTTATGGTCGCATCGTTATTATCGGCTGAACCACTGGCATAAATCTTGGCGTAGTGCTCACCTGTTCCTGATTGAGTGATCGAAAAGTTTGAATCATCGCCAAAAGCTCTTATCTCACCTTCTTTGTCATCGCCTGTTTGCGTGATCTTATACACGTTATCATCGCCCTGCATATAGATTTCTGCGTCATTATTATTGCCGTTTTGTATTACATCCATGTCGTTTGAATCATCGTCAGCGTCGATATAGCCGAAGTTATCGTTACCGTCTTGATCTATTTTGTACTCGTTACCTGTGTGATTGGCAACTTGACTATAGGCTCTGGCTGTATTGCTAGTGCCTTCCTGGTCAATATCAATCGTCGCATTGCTGCAATTATGAGTTGTATATGTGCCTTGCGATAAGCCGCACCAGACTCTAGCTGTGTTACTTGAACCAATTTGGTCAATATGTATTAGCGAGGAGCTCCCTTTGGTTCTGATCTCAACATTGTTGTCGCCAGCGTATAGGTTCAAACTAATCAGACTGATTAATAATAATCTCATTTTCACCACCTCCGTTGGTTGTAACGTTAATTTGTTTCCCGGCAGAAAGAATTTGAATATTGTATCCTCCTGACTTATCTAGTTCCAAATCAATTGTGTTTTCAACTTGTCTAAATAAAGTAAGTATTTCACCCTCTACAAAAGTATACACTTGAGCGTTTGGGTCAAAGCCGGGGATAATGCCTTCTATTTTTACCCCATCTAATTCTCCCTCATCGCCCTCATCCTTGCCCCCTGCAGCTACTGTTTCGATCATTTCTAATAAGTCTTGTAGGAAGTCAACAGCTAATAAGTCAATATCAAGCCTTGTTATCTCCTCTTCCAACTCATCTTTTGATAAATCGCTGTCATCATCCAAGTCGTTTTCCTCTAAAAAGTCAGCGTCTAATACATTACTTGATGTGCCGCTTTGTTCATCAACCGCCTCTTGTACCTCTTCAGGTGGATTTACAATCAATAAGTTATCTATAAAATTCAAAGACAAGTTAGCTAAAGTGACAGGCTGTGTTGGCGGTCTTTCAGCAACACTCACCATCGTTGCCTGGAAAGGTTGATTTAAAATTTCGGTGCCAGCTATGGTTTCAACGGTAATAGCTCCAGAAGTAGTCCCGTCTGGGTTAGGCAATAAAATAACTAATGATCTGCCTAACTCATCAACTGTTGTAGTGAAGTCAGTTCCTCGAATAAAGATCGAAGCTGAAGGCGTTTCAATAGAAATATTCTCTTTATCTATTTTTCCCAACGCGCCAGTAATAAAACGGGCGGTTCCGCTTGCCATTTTGAGCGCCATTTTGCTCTTAGATGGATCAGGGTCAAATATGTATTCATCAATAATAATTTTAGAATGTTCAGTAAGACGAATAACAGAAGAATCGAGAAACGTAATGCCAAGCCTACCGTTACCAGTGCGCACATCATCGTAACTAAGAATATCCAGAGAAGCTCGTGCCAATAATCGATCTGTTTGATCTGCTCGTAAAACTTCTCCATTTCCTCTAAGTTCCGATATTTCTCCTATCTCAGAATAAGCGTTGGGTATAAAAAGAAGTAATATTAACAGCCACTTGTGCATTGGTCTACATCTATAGTCCCATTGCTTGTGGTCGCTGTTATCACAACAACATCTGATACACTGCCAGTGCTATTGGTTTGATCTATGTCTATATTATTAGTGCTCCCCGTTATAACGGCAGTAATGGAATGGTCTGAATTACCTGTTTGTGTAGTATCGATATCGTTAGAATCACCGTCCACGTTCCAGTTGTTGATACAGCCCACAACTTCACAAGTTGCATTAATATTATTTGAAGTACCGGCCACCACTATATCTTGATTACCCGCAGTTGCTGTCGCTGCTGCACCTTGAGTCATTGTTAAAACATTAGAGTCCCCTGTTGCAGCATAATCAAAATCAGTGTTGGCAACATCCCCTGTAGCCCCTAGCGCTAGAGTGGTTGTATTGCTATCCCCTGTTGTTGTCGCTGTAAACGAAGTGCTGTTACCTTGAGCCACAGAAGCAGCCATTGTGTTTGAATCTCCAACCTGATCTATATCCACCGTCATTGATGTACCCGTAAAAGTAGCTCTAGCTTGTGATGTACCAACCTTATTGGTATCCCCAATTTGGTCGATATTCATAGTTAGCCCCGTACCGCTTTGCGTAATGTATATATCGTTATTGCCTGCATAAGAAACAGATACTGTAAATAACAGAATAAAACTAACTAATTTCTTCATAATTAAAATCCCACAACTCTTTTTCTAAACCCTTTTGTATTAGCGTATAAACAGCTTCTTCAATCGCTACTCTGGTTGCATAGCCCATTGCTTCATTTTCACTGTACCCGGTTTCTACCTCAACCAACTCAGTTCCCATTTCAATAAAACGAAATATATCTCGGCTTACGCCTGCGCTTAACACAGTTTTACTTATCATACAATTTAGCATAACTTCACCCGTCTGAACAAGAACAGCCCTTAAAGACACCGTAATCTCGTCTTTTCGCCACTGGTTTTTTGAGCCAATACCTAAGTACCGTGCGCCATTACCTCCAGTTCCAATGTTTGTGTCGTATTCAATGATCGCACCTTCAATAATAAGGCCAGCAAATAACAAGGGTTTAAGCGTATTTCCGTTCTCACCATCATAGGTTTGTCGGGTGCTTTTTATGAGCTGTCGCTCCCTGGTCAAAGCGTCTAAATTATTCCGCTCTACGACCACGAACCAAGACCCCTTACCTGCGTTTCTTAAAGAATCAATCAGATAATGATCTGCACCTTGCGTTACTGCGGTGCTAAACAATGCCATTTTCTGTGAGCTTTTACGCTGTCCTGTTAAGTCCTGAAACTTATAAACAGCTACCACTGCTTGTCTTTGCGGTGGAGGAAGATTGACCAATTTTTCATGCGTTGGACGTATAATCTTTGCTTCTTCAACGCACTCAAGAAAATTAGCACAACCTGTATGGCCCACAGGGGCGAAATTGGCGCAGCTATAAAGCAACGGCAATAATAAAACTAAATACCACACTCGTCCGAACATATACCAAATATCCCTACGGGAATAATAATCTCAGTTATTGTCCCGTTTTCATCAATAACAGTGAGCGTTATATTAATTCCATCATTAGCAAACTTTATAGTGCTGCCTTCCAGTTCTATTTCACCACCAGTTCCGCCTTTCTCAGAATCAAACAAAGACTCTGCTATGTCTCTTGAGAGTTGGCTATATACTCTGCTTTCAAGGTTTCTTAAAAACTTAGCCAGCGTGGTGTTATCCGCTTCTCTCTCCGCTTCCTTTAAAGCGTTCTCTATATCTTCAGCGATTTCATCTCGCCGGGACTTTTCCTGTTCATCAATGGTTAAATAGTGCGAAGATGTGCCAATACCGCTAAAGCTGGGGCTTTTAAACTCTTGAACTATCTCATCTCCAGAGACTGTTGCTGTAGCCCCTAGAAGAATAACTATCAAATAATAGGTTAGCCACTTCATTTCTTTTTCTTTTCGTTTTCTTTCATTTGTAATACCGTATTGACTTTTTCCTGGAGTCGAATCATATCGTTATCCAGCATTCTTATTTGGTCAATAAGTTTAATAAGCGTAATGTGCATATCTTTAATGGTTGGGTTTATAACCCTTGTAATCATAACCCAGACAAAGTAAACAAAATAACCAAGACCAACCATCGCCACAATCGGGAACCCAAAGTCTGCGATTAACTGTGCTATATTCATTAGTCTCGTCTGGCATCTATGGTTCCATCTTCTACAAAGTTTTCAGTTCTGGCTATTCTGTCAAGGTCTGGTGTCAATTCCAAAGCAGAGCTGACGCTAGTATCCAATCGGATCATATCGTTGTTTATGGTTTTAACTCTGGTAATCAGACTCTCAGTAAAGCCTTTAAGGGTGTTGATTTGATTTACCACGCCACCCATAATTTGCTTCATAATAATAAAAATAAATGCACCCGCCACCAAAGCTCCTGCAATGGGAGCTCCAACTTCTGCAATTAGAACAAATACATCATTCATAGGGAGAGGGATCAAACAACCCTTTATCAATTAGTTTTTGTCGATTAACAAGGTGCTCTGCCTCAATGTCGTCTTTGCTTTGACCGTGGTATTTTACGGCATGGTGCTCTTGTATCATCAACTTATTAATATTAGTGTCCTCAACAATCATTTCCCCAAGAATGCGACCAAACTTACCTTTCTTGTCCTTCCTTGTCCTTATGACTACACCACCCTTGTCTAAATAAGATTTTAGAAAGTCTTTGCTTATAAGCCCTCTGGCCTTTTCATCTTTATCCCTGGTGCGAGATTCCGGGGTATCGATACCAAATAAACGAACACGACTTGAATAACTAATATCAAAACCGAGATCAATGATGACATCGACCGTATCGCCGTCAACAACTCTTTTTACGTTACAGTTATATTCATACATTATAGCCACCCGAAAGAACGAAAGAGATCCCATAGTACATAGGCAAAGCAAATCCAGAACCCTTTACGATAAAAGACATAGTTCTCATACAAAGGTTTGGATATTTTTTCTAAGTTATATAGCTCTTTCACTCATGCCTCAGTCCCCTATTTATCCCCTGGTTTCATTTTGGCACGACCTACATTCAATGCACATAGATCGACCAGCTTATACAGCTTACCGATCCAAACATCGTCTTTAGGCGTTTTAGTCACAGCAGCAATAATGCTTGCTCCACTAATAATGGCCATGATTAAAGCGATCATATTTGCAAATGTTTGCATAATTATCTCCTCTATGTTGTATAGATGTTAAAAATTATTCCCGCCATACTAAGGACGAGAGTGATTAATGTTATTAAAATAAACTGTTCAAGCCTGGTCACTCGATGAAGTATTTCCAACCACCGCTCTGCACAAACCGCCTCGTGTTTTTCTATTTTGGCGTTTATATCAGCAACGGTCATCTTGCTCATGCAGCCTCCTCAACCTCCCAACAATTAAGATTGGAAGCCACGGTTCGTCTTTCGCCTTCGCCCCTAAATGGATAAACCATGTGCGAGAGCCAAGACGGGAATATGTATAACTTACCGACTTCGGGCTTTACTTCAAAACTTTGTGGCGGTCTAAGTCGTTCCACATTCATTATCTCGTTACGACCATAGTTAAAGCACAAGTAGCCATCACAAACCCCAGACGCATTGTATTTATTGTATAAAGCGTCCCCTGCCGTGGGTTGATCGAGTATTTGTTGTGGCACTTTTGTCCAGGAAGTTGTACTTAGCCCCATAATGGTTTTAGTGCCGTGATCATGAATCGGGTTGTAATCGCCTTCGTAACTATGTACCGACCATGTTTCATCTACTGCAACTTGCCTGTTCTTTTTTAAAGAAGACCCCGTATTTTGCATAAAGTGATTAATGTACTGAGCGCCTAGACTGGTTATAAACTTAGAATACTGCCTAACCTTCTCATGCTCTGGGTCCATGTTCAGTTGTTCCCCTTGAGCAATTTGCCCTACTAGAGTACCTGCTAACGATTCTTTATCTTTAGATTCTCGTAATTCATCCAAGTAATCGTTTAAATCATCAACCATTGCCTCTGGCATACGGGTTTCTAATACGAAAACCGCAGGCATATTCCAGATATTGACATCAATATCTGTCTCCTCGACAGGCTTCGCCTTCTTCTTTTTAGCCATTTCTAGCTAGAAGGTACGCTAAAGTCTTCGTCTGGTACTGGATTGCTAGGCGGATTAGTAATTACTGAATCCACTTGACTCGCAAAGACTTCATCCCAATGTGAAGTCGGACACATTGCGGTCAAAGCTGCCAGATTAAACGAACTTTTAGCTGCTGCGGTAAAGTCGCCATCGGCTGCTACGGCTTGATGACTGAATACAGACTTGTAATAAGTCGCATCGCCTTCACTGTCGTTCTCGTAAGTCATTTCTAAATCCCATTTTTGAGCCTTACTAGACTTCACATGGGGAATAGATTTGGTTAGCTTTTTAGTTACTGCCATTTTTTATTCCTCTATTTTAGATTTTAATTCCTCAACTTGCGCTGAGAGTTCTTTTACTGCGTTTATTAAGTACCATGTAAAGTTTTCGGGGTCCACAGATTTTACACCTGTACTTAATGTACTAACCACTTCTGGTAAAAATTCCTCTAGTTCTTGAGCAATAGTACCAAGCTGTGTTCCTTCTTTATTGACTACAGCAGATTCGGGATTGTCAAAATCAACTATTTCCTCCAATGTTCTATAGTCAAAGTTTCTGATTCTTACTTGGTTAATAATCTCAAGACCTTTTTTGTTATCTACGATATTCTTTTTAATTCTTTCATCAGAAGTTTGGTTCCAAGCTGTTGTATTGTTAGAGTTATAAACCTCGTTACCGCCACCTTGTGTGCCAAAAAATGCTGTATTATCGCCTTTACCTGTTTGTCCAGTTCCAACAACAAGTTGATACTCTGCACCAACAGCATTTGCAGCAGCTTCTCTGCCTATTATAATATTATAAGAGCCAGTTGTTATTGCATCTCCAGCATCCGTACCAATAATTACGTTTGCGTCACCAGTAGTGATTGCTCTACCAGCATCTTTACCAATAATAGTATTTATTGTGCCTGTACTAACTGCTAAACCAGCATCTCTACCTACTGCTGTATTATTGCTTCCAGATACTGCGTTTAAAGCATAAGCACCTAGAGCCGTATTGTTTTCACCAGTTGTAAGATCGCTAAGTGAGGCATCACCGAACGCTGTATTATATGAACCCGTTGTTATAGCATCACCAGAAGTATAACCTATCGCTGAATTGCCATCCCCTGTTGTTACACCTTGTAGTGTGTTATATCCAACAGCTAGATTTCTGCTTACACCATCAGAATTTAATAAAGCATTTCTACCTATAGCTACTTGATAATTACCTGTGCTATTAGCGTTTAAAGCATTAATCCCTATAGCAACATTATTAGCACCTGTTGTGTTGGTATATAAAGTATCATAACCGACTGCTGTATTTGAATGACCTGTGGTGTTTGCTTGTAAAGCCCTACGACCAACACCAGTGTTGTAATCTGCTGTGGTATTAGAGTCTAAGCACTCACCACCCACGGCAGTATTGCTTGCACCTGTTGTGTTTGCTGTTAAAGCACCAAAGCCAACCGCAGTGTTGTTACTTGCTGTCGTGTTTGCTACCAATGCAGTGTAACCAACGGCAACATTGTTTGATCCAACAACCGCAGCCGACATCGCACCTTTACCTATCGCTGTATTACCAGCACCTGTAGTAGCGTTTGTTAGCGCTTCATGCCCAACAGCAGTATTATTGCTGGATGTCGTAACCTTATCCAAGGCTATAGAACCAATAGCAGTGTTGGATGCTCCTGTGGTAATATCCCTTCCTGCAGCATAGCCTACAAAGGTGTTATTTGTACCTGTTGTAAGGTCCTCACCAGCGTATGCACCGACACCGACTGTATAATAAGCGCCAGCAGCAGCAGTTAAAGCGTTATAGCCTACTGCGGTGTTGTCTGTGTCTGTGGTATTAGCGTCTAAAGCACCTTGACCAACGGCTACGTTTCGAGTGCCTGTTGTATTTGCTGCCAATGCATTCTCACCGATAGCAACATTGTTTGAAGCTGTGGTGTTTGCTGTCATTGCGTTATATCCAATCGCAACGTTATTTTCACCAGTCGTATTTGCTTCTAAGGCTTCACCACCGACAGCAGTATTAGCAGCAGCCACATTATTTGTTAAAGCAACATAACCCAGTGCCGTATTATTATTTACTGTAAGAATTTCACTCAAAGAGCCATATCCAATCCCTATATTATTTGCCCCTGTAGTATTTTTTCCTAAAGCATGTTGCCCAACGGCTACGTTATAATTTCCTGTGGTATTGGCATCAAGAGCATTTGCTCCAACGGCAGCATTTGAGGCTCCTGTGGTGTTTGCTGTTAAAGCACTTGCACCCAACGCTGTGTTGTTTGCACCTACACTGTTTGTTAAGGAAAGATAACCCACTGCCGTGTTATTGTCTACTGTAAGCGTTTCACTCAAAGCACCTTTACCCACTGCCACGTTAGAAGTTCCTGTGGTATTTTTTCCTAGAGCATTAGAACCTATCCCTACGTTATTTGAAGCAGTTGTATTCGCGTCAAGCGCTGCATAACCCACTGCTATATTACCGTCACCAGTTGTATTAGCTTCTAATGCTTTACGACCTACAGCTATATTTGTAGCACCTGTTGTGGTAGCTGCTAAAGCCTGACTTCCAACAGCAGTGTTGCCATCGCCTGTTGTTTGTGCCTGTAGAGCATCAAGACCTATAGCTACTGTATTTGAAACTGTCGTGTTTGTTATAAGGGCATCTTTACCAATAGCTACATTGCCTGCTCCTGTGGTGTTTGCTTGCAAAGAATTATAACCCATTGCAACATTGTTATTAGCTGTGGTATTCGCGGTTAATGCTTGCATACCAACTGCGCTGTTGTAACCGCCTGTGGTATTAGCCAACAACGCTGCACTACCCACCGCAACATTATTATCTCCAGTTGTCGTTGCTCCAGCAGCATTATCACCCACTGCCGTATTGTCCGAGCCTGTTG